ATCCCATAGCCGGCCATGCGCCAGTTTACAAGGCCGTGTTTGGCAAAGTTGAACAAGGCGACTGTTGTGCCGCAGCAGGCGCTGACCTTGTTTGTGCCCAGCGCCAGATGGGGCGGAACGCCGGTCAGCAAAAGGGCGGGAATGGTCAAAAGCCCCCCGCCTCCCGATATGGCGTCAATAAAGCCGCCGGCAAAAGCGGCGATTGCGCAGACAAAACCACAAAACAGGCTCATGGTGAACATATTTTCCGCCATTTTGCAAAAGATCGTTTTCAAGCAGTTGGGAATTACTATAACACAACAGCCTCCTGTTCAATAGCCGGCCGCATTGTCGAAATCATTGGCACGATTTCTGCTTATAGCAATGCGTGTGGAAAATAATTCCTTTGGGATAACTTTGGGGAGGCAAAATGAATTCTTCATTATATATAGGCGCGACCGGCATGAAAGGTCTTGCCCAGGGCATGCAGGTTACCACAAACAACCTGGCCAATGTCAGCACCATAGGCTACAAGCAGCAGCAGGTTCTGTTTTCGGAAATTTTTCCCCAGGATCAGGCAAACAATGGCGAATGGTGGAACAACCAGGAAGAATCCCGCGTGGCCGTCGGCCAGGTGGGCATGGGCCTGCAAGTTGAAGCCGTGCGCACCATTTTCACCCAGGGAGGCCTGGAATCCACCAATTCCGTTACTGATCTCGCCATTGACGGAAAAGGCTATTTCCAGGTTACGGACGGCAACAGGACCTTCTACACCCGCGCGGGTGATTTTCATACCGATGAGGAAGGCGTCTGGCGCACGCCGACAGGCCTGGCCCTCAACGGCTACAAGCTGAATCCCGATGGCTCGCAGGGCGAACTCCAGCCCGTGCAGATTGACAGGTTC